CATATGGTCGCTCCAATAGGAGCCCTGTGTTGTAGTCATGCAGTGTCCTGGACACTGATGACATTTAGCATTCGCTTAGTGTACCACTAAGGAAAGCTTCAGCACATTCCGATGAATTTCGGAAGTGCTTGAATATATCGTGAGAGGCTAGGCCTTCACCGATACGTCTCGATATTATGTTCGAGAAATGGAGTACCACCTTCGTAAGGGGGTCACCCATGAGGACGCCTCTGTACAGAGTGCAAGCCCTCGTCGTGCCGTCGACCGCGCGGCCGAGTTTACTCAACGGACCTGTTCCGGTGAAGTAAACAGTTCTGGGTTGAAAACACACACCCAGGACTATTCCCATGAGAAGTGGTGGTATACCACACTTCCTCATCCATTTGTGCGCTATAGGGCGCGCAAATGCGTGTACCATTCGGTCAGTAGCCTCTTGGTAATCTGTACTGCTAAACCAAAGGTCTAGCCAGTACTGGACCCTATCCACGTGATCGTGGAATGGGTCTTCAACTCTCCTTTTACGGTCTTCCGTAAATAGGAGCTCAAACATCTCTTCAGAGGACATATCCTTGAAAAGATTCCATCCGTGATGGGATTTACCCATACCGGAAGATGAACTCTTCACCCCCTTCTTAAGTGGGTAAGAGCATATTTTGGAGACTGTGTCTAACACAATCTTCAACGCCGCGTGGCCCTTGGTGACCACGCGGGCTTTAGCCGGTTCCTTGACAATGGTCAAGTGAACCGATCTCAGTTCTTCCACAGGCATGTGGAGAACTTCGTCTAGACACGCGTGGAATACCGCGGTGCCTATAGACTCGAACGAATCCTTTGATTTGAATTCGAGTATTTTCATCGTGTCCATGTCCCTTATGGGAATGGGCATGTTCTCATACTTGGCCATAAGGTCAAGTATGGCTTGGGCGGTTCCGCCCTCTCTCCTGTTGGCTTCCCAACAGGCAGAGCCTGTGACTGTAATACGAGCTTTCGTAGACAGTCCTGTAAAGACGTGGTCGGGAATACTCCCGATCACGTCATCCATCGCACTCTCGAAGAGAGCGCGCTGGGTTTTTGATATTTCTGGGGGTGGACTTTCCACCGACAGAATAAACTTCCGTTTGGATCGTAAGACGACCAACGGAGGAGGTGTCCCGGATCCACGTCCTTGGGACAAGGTTCCTGCGAGGTAAAGCCTCGAGAAACCCTCATGCCTCACGGCCCTGTCCCAGACAGGGCGGAGGAAGGATGATATCCACCTGGGGACATCATCCATTTTGGAAATTCCTTCCAAAGGTTCATCCAAGTGTATAACTTGTTTGAACAACTTACGAGCCCTCTTTAGGTCCTCGTAGTGTGTGACTTGCTCGTCTAACGAGTAGTCTGTGACCTCACCGTCGAAGAACTCGTCGGTGAGGAGGATCGATATCGCCTGAATGGTGAATAGATCATACTTCTCCCATGTCCAGATTTCCTCTGGATATGAGAGGAACCGTTGTAGGAATAGTCCGTCAACGGTTTTCAAAACTTCCAGTAGCCTTTGGGCTCTGTAAGTTCGGTTTCGCGGCTTACTGTAGTCAGCGAAACTCTTGAGCTCGTCCTGTGTCCACACAGGATCGTGCTTTCCTCTTACGAAGAATGAGATTCTTCGGAAGAATGTATTGGCAAAGTTCCTTAGAGGATCAGTGCCTTTCGCCGAATGGCGAGCACATTGGACCCTATGGCCCCAATGTGTATGATTGAAGAGAAGATACATCTTCTCTTCATGAGACTCAATCTTGGTTAACCAAGTTGAGTTCTTACGGTCAGACCCGCATAGTGCGGGACTGATCTTGTCCTGTAGCCGGTGGGTACCCCCCGGCCACACATTTATCTTAGGCATTGTCTCCAAATATTGGGAGGCAAAGGCCCATCCTGCGAGGATCCTAAAGGGATCTTCGTAGATTCCCCGACTGTCTGTTGCAGACAGCCGCGGTACGTCGAACTCGTCGTCCGCATCTGCGGACATCGAGTCTGTGTCTGAATAGAGGGCATCCTCTAACAGACTCTCAGATTGTCCCTCGTTATCGAGAGAAATCGAAAAGAACCCGTCCTCCGCGAGGAAGGGTTCTACTGTCTTCGAAAGCCGGGAACCGGCCTTTCGCAGCGTCAAACAACTTGGTATCTGCTTCAGATACAAGTTGTGCGAGCCCCGGGCATATTGCTCGAGACTCGGCGGTACGATATTCGTCTTAGAACGCCTATCGTAGTACAACTTACAGTCCTCAATGTGACTGTAAGCCAAAGATGAATGAAGCACGCTGTAGTGCTTTATCTTCATACCTAGTTGCCGCCTATTGCGGATAATTTAGG